TGGACCTACAGGTGATAAAGGGGATACTGGACCTACTGGACCTGCTGGTTCTACTGGTCCCACCGGCAGCATAGGTATAACAGGTAATACAGGCAGTACCGGCTCAACTGGTATAACGGGACCAACTGGTATATCAGGGCCAACAGGAATAACTGGACCAACTGGCCAATTAGGAACTGGTCTTACAGGGCCAACAGGTTACACAGGTACTGATGGACCAACAGGTATAACTGGTATAACTGGGCAAACTGGATTGATTGGACCAACTGGTACATCTGGCATAACTGGGCCAACTGGACCATTGGGAACGGGGTCAACTGGTATAACTGGACCAACTGGTATAACTGGACCAACTGGATCGACTGGATCGTCTGATACAACTGGACCAACAGGACCGACTGGACCATTAGGAACGACTGGGACAACTGGTATAACAGGGCCAACTGGTAAAACTGGAACAACTGGACCATTAGGGACAGGGCAAACTGGACAAACTGGACCAACTGGACCAACTGGGCCAATTGGGCCATTAGGACAGACTGTGTCAACAGGACCAACTGGGCCTTTAGGAACTGGGCCAAGTGCTGGAATAACAAATAGTTTAACTTTTAGTTGTGGGTCTTTTGGCCCAACTGGACCAGAGACATATTACTTTGGCGATATTCCAGATACTGGAGGAGCAACTGGTCAAAGCGCAAGAACAGAAGTTATGTCTAGTTTTGGTCCAGGTAGAATTACATCAGTTAATATAATGAATTCAGCTAATGTACCATATCCTACTAATGGCCCAACAGGTGCTTCTTTTAGTATTATTAATAATACTACTACTCCAGGTGGCTCTGGCACTCAGATAACAAATACTTATTCATTTCTAACATCATCACTACTTAATTTTGCTGTTACTCCACCATTACCAGTTAATCTCAATGATACATTAACTATTTCGTGTACTTTCCCTGTAACAGCAGCTATTCCTACTGGTTTAAAAATGCGTGTTGTAGGAACAATTACTCTACCATAATAGAAAAATTAATAATTTTAATTCTGGACCAATATATAAGTTCAGTATCAATAGGTACTCTAAAAATATTATAAAATAGTTCTTAAAAACTTACATATAATATTTAACGACGACGAGTACTACGATGTGTTTTGCGCTTTGTATGTCTGCGTCGTCTGGTACTATGAAGTGTTTTACGTTTTTTACCACCACCTACATTATCCATTGAACCCATTTTACCAAAAAGTCTGCTAAGTTCATTAACTTCAGCTCTTGTTTGTGCTGCCTTATATTTTGGATTTATATCATTTATTTTATATGAACGTCTGTATGTAATTGCCTCTCCAGATGACATAGCAGTTTGTGATTGTCTAGGAGTTAAACTATGGGAAAATTTTCCCTTGCCATTGCCAATATCAACATTTTTCATTAACATACCAGTAGCATTCATAGGATAAGGGTATTGTTGACCAGGACCAGTTGTAACTGATTCCTCAATGGTTTTCTTAATAAATTGTTTAGGAGGTGCTCGCCCAGAAGCACCAGAAGCACCAGAAGCACCAGAAGCGCCAGAACCATTTCCCATTTCATTATTCATTCTACAAATAAAGTATAAAATATTTAAGACTTTATGAGACTAATTCGTCCTTGTAAAGTATGTAATATTTTTGAAGTACATATTCCAGCTCTTTATACACACTTATTAGTGAATATGCCAAAAGTACATCTTTATCTTTCATATGATTACAGAGATACATAAAGTCGTTCCATTGCTGTGCCGTAAATCCTAAAATAGCACAAATATAATCCCTATCAAATACTGCTCCTCTTAGCGGTGATATAGGCCGTAAAACTGTTCTTGAACCAAGAATAAGTAAGTCGGAATCATTTGTAATAATTGTACTAATTATTCCTTTTTGTTCGAGCTCGATAAGAGTATGGTCGGCTTCATCTGGGGCCTGATATATTTCACATCCCTTTCCCGCTAGCCAATTCTTAACATACTCTACATAGTCTGGTGGAGGCTGCCACGCTTGGCGTTTTAGTTGATTCAAGTAACTATTAATATAATGGCGGTCGGACCCTGTTAGATGATTGAAGGGATATTTTATAAATTTTTCGATTTGGTTGATTGATTGATGAAGTTCCTGTCTTTTTTTTGTCTGTTCTTGGTGTGATTGTTTTCTTTCTTCGGTTGGAGCTCCATCGAAAACACAATGAACTTTTTGTGCGTGTTTAATAATTGGTAGTAGATTATTTTGAAGCTGAAACATATCTCCTTTGGATTGGTGGAGGAACCAGAAGATATCTATGCCAACTGATTTGCCTGAAATAAATTGTGGAATATTAACATCTTTTTCAAATCTTTTCAAGAACTGAAAGAGACCTTTTACGCCCATTTATATATGATTCTGACTAATTTCTATGATGGACTGGGAATCAATTTTGGATTAGTGCGTCAGGGGGACTTAAAGCGCGAGGGGACTTAAAGCACCCTAGACTTTTGCGTGCTTTATAAAATCGTTGAATCCTTTATCACTTTAAAACGCTGCTTTAAAATATCACTAGGAGGATACGTTAAACGCAATGAATTTCCCACTTTAATTACTGGTGCTAAATCTATACTACTTAAAATAGACCATTCACGCCAAATATCCTCCTTTCCTATCGTATATCTCCACGGAAACTCCATTGAATATGGATTAGCCATATGCTTTCTTACTTTTACATTCTGCTTTCTCATCCATTCAGATTGTCTTTTAAGTAAATCATTAAATATATACTTTTTACCTTGTGCCAAAATTGCCACATAACATAATTCCGCCCACGCCTCTGTCTCCGCTTCTATCATATCTATTCCATTCTCAGTCCTATCCAAACAACACGAATGCTGTAACTCATGTAATAATACTCTCGTCGCATCCTCTGCCCTATAAATAATTATTGTTTCAGGATTACATCTGTAAGTATAACCACCATTAATATTTTGAGGTTTAATTGGTTCATAATTGGGCGGAAATTCACGAATATTACGATTTGCTAAAAAAAATACCTTAAATGGAGCTCTGGTGCCTTGTGGCTCAGAAAACATTCTCAAAATACGACCCCATAAATCCCACGGCAATTCTGCCATCTGCTCCATTGTCTCAAATGCCGCTATAACCTGCCCATAATTACATTTAGATACTACCACAAATGCATTACCTGCTACTATATTGCTATACATCCATTGACGTTTATTAAGCGGATCAAACTCAGAATCCTTATTACATTCCTCTTCAAGAAACTTCAAATCTTCCTTATTAATTTCCGTATTTACCCATTCTATATTAGGTAATTCAAACTCATTTTTAATTCTGTCTAACACGGCATTAAGTATTAAAGACATTCTTACCCTATTAGATTACAACAAACTTTATACTAAGATACTTATTCGGTTTTAAGCCAAAGGCACTGGCTTTGCGATCCGAGTAGCTAATTCACTTCTAAATTTATATAATTGATGCGCTAATTTTAAATGAACATGTTCCCATAAAATAGGAATTCTATATGAAGTTACTAATACCCAACCTGAACCTGACTCAGCATTCCATAATATCTCCATTAGTTTAGCTTTCATACTCGGAGTTATCCATTCTGTTAAATAAATTGCCTCAACCCAATACATTATTACATCAACCCATCTTAAGTTACGTTGTAGACATATATAAATCCAATTTCTTACATCTACAATCTTTGATGTGCCCCATCCATCCGACCAATCATTTATCGTTTTCCTGAAAAATTCTAACCAAACATCATTCTCAGCTAACTTTGCCTTCTTTGTATAATTAGCCAGTAAATTATCCTCCCCAACCACTGGAATCTCAAAACAAAAATCACGTAATCGACCACTTAAAGGAAGCTCCGTCGTAAGAAGAATTGCAAATGTTGGATACTGCTCTAAACACTCCTGTAACTGTAATACCGACTCATCTGTTAAGAAATGCGCGTGATATAACACTAAATATCTACTTTGAATAAGTGATGATACTAGACATACGTCTTGCTGCCCAGTCCAACGCGTTAGAATACTTTGTAAAAATACTTTATCTGACATCGACATTCGCGCCACATCAAACCCCAAATGTAGATTTGATTCCTCATATGGAATCGATTTTCCAGTCGCCTCATCATCATCCTCATCTGGATCTCCACCTGCGCACGACTGCTTATTCAAAAACCACGTACCCTTCTTAATCTCAAATGGAACCCCAATCTTATCAGCCTGTGTCTCAAGAAACTTTAATAACTGAGTTCGTTTACCAACCCCCCTAAACCCTCTCCACGCATACGAACACGGCTGCATATTACCTCTACACCTTTTCATACTTTTAAGCACCCTGAAGACACAATCCCTTTTACACACTATATTTCCTTTTCAAAACAATTTAAATAGATAAAACATATACCATATAAGGTTATTAAACCATTATATATAATGCTTCTCTCAATCCCATATCAAGCATTAGAAATAGGAAATATTCACCTCACACCCTTTCAAGCCGATAAATACGGTAAAGCAGTTGCTCGACTTTCATACAAAGATAACAGTATCGACTTTCAAGATGTAAGTATTCTTTCACCATCCATTAAAGTTATCGACTACAACCCTGAAAATTCACGCCTTCGTATCGACCTATCTGACCAATTTAACTTTCAAGTCAAACTTCATACACTCCAGGAATATCTAGTAAGTACATTCTATGTACATCAACAAAGCTTCCTTAATCAAAAGAACTATACTCACGAAAATATTCGTGAACTATTTCATTTTCTTCTTGATGGATCCATACTATGCTTATATATCTTTCCAACATCCATTATTAAAAAAGCAGATGGAACTACTTGTAAAGTGTCAGACCTTACAAAGGGTGATATGATTCGATGCGTAATCCGCCTCCAAGGTATTTCTCAAGTTCGAGGAAAATATGGAATTCGTCTTCGTCTACAACACTCTATTCCATCTATGTGGTCAATTACTGCTGATTAACAAGTTTTAACAAGTTTTAACAAGTTTTAACAAGTTTTAACAAGTTTTAACAAGTTTTAACAAGTTTTAACAAGTTTTAACGAGATATCGCTGCAATCGCCAATGAACTAAATGATAAACCAAGAGTTAGACAAGAGAGTACCAAGATAAAATAAATTGTTCGCGCTGAATCCTGAATAAAATATAATAGCGCTGCAATAATTAGACCAAATGTACCTATCAGAGTTAAAATCCATATTTTAGTTATTTGTGGCTTAATAAGATTCCAATCATCCTTACTTCCTACAAAATTAGACATTGATACAAAAGCTCCAATAAACATACCAACCGAAACTAAACTGAATATAATAACACCTATCATACCACTTCCAGCTGATGCCATTTTTGAAGTAAGCGTACTTGTTTCACCATTAGTCGGAGGTTTAGAATTACTATTCGAAGACATTCTATTATGACTTAGAATTATTTCTACTTATCATATTTCTTACCGCGTCAGCTGGAAATGATAACGGAGCCGTACCGAAAAATACTATCATTAGTAAAAATACTATAAATAGTATTTGACCACCCACCATTAATACCAAGTTTGACTTTGAAAAATCAAAGATCTGTTGAGTTCCACCTGGTCCTAATATTGTACTCATCTCTATATTCTTATAATTTATTATGTATGTAATTATTAGCAGAGCAATATGCCACAGCAAACTCGGAAGAAGAAATTGTCTCTAAAAGATTTCTCTCGATGTAATCCTTCATCGACTCGTAAATCTAAAAATAAATGTTTACCCACCAAACTTTATTCCGAAATTGCTAAAAAGCTTCACATTAAAGGAAATAGTAGCAGCGATAAACTATTCCAAAGCGTCGGCTGTCAAAAAGGGGAAGAACATTGCTTACTTGATAAAGCACCTATCGATGAAAACTTCAAAAAAGAACTCCGTAAGCAATATCTGAGATCCCGTCGCCCCAAAACTTGGGATTCAGATCCCGATATGTGGCTTGATAACTACAACATTCTCGGCGTTATGAAACAATATCAAGAAGCATATCCCTGGTTTAAATTCTTAGGTGTTTTCCCCATTGATTTCTCAGCTCCTGATCCATATAATCATAGTAGCAACGGTAGTAACAGTAGTAATAGTACTAAATGCCTATACAAGGAAACCTGCGACATTAACCTTAAAAATGAATATGCTAAAGGAATACGAGGTATTGGTATGATTTTTAACTTAGATCCTCACTTCAAAGGTGGCAGTCACTGGGTCGGCCTCTATATCAACCTTAAAAATATCAAAAAACCCTTCATTGCCTACTTTGATTCTTATGGCTATAAAACTCCTCCACTTATCGCAAGACTAATGCGCAGCTTTAAATTACAAATTAATACGTGTGAATTGGGGTTTAATGCTCGTAAATTTCAATATGGAGATTCAGAATGTGGTATGTTTAGTATGTACTTCATTATCTGTATGATGTGTGGCATATCATTTAAGAACTTCTGTAAAGACTCAGTTAATGATGATTATATGCTACAATTACGTAAAATACTATTTTCTAAATAATTTACTCGTTTATTGATTTTTCCTGTTTTGATTCAATAAATCGTTTCATTAATCTGGAATTATTTTACTCTATAAATCACACCCTCCACTCCACCAAATGAGGTGGTTTAAAAGGCATATAAAAGATTTATACAGTAGAGTTAGCAATGTATCGTCCGGTTCTAGCACAGCAACAACCACAACAACAAGGAAACACTTCTGTTAAAACAGTGTTATTTAGTGATAAGAACTATAACACTCTTCAGACTGTATTGATTCAGGACTTTCAGCAAAGAAATGGTTCACCTCTCAATGACCAACAGATAGACCGTTTATCTAAAACCTTAAACCACTATCTTAACCAAGTCTATCAAGTTCAAGGAGACAAACCCCTTCAAAATTTAAACAAAGAAGTCCTATCCGCCTCTGCCAAAGACTTCTCACAATATATGCAACGCAAAGAACTTACCAAAAATACTTCGCCCGTTAAAACTGTTATGGATGAAGGCCTATTTCAGGAAACATCACAACGCTTCGCTAACCTTACACAAGAACGCAATGAAGTTAAGGCACTTCCTCCATCTATGCCCGACTTCCGCGTTGACTTAAATGAAAATGGTCCTCCCGCCGCTGAACTCTTTGAACGCGCCAAGAAACAACGAGAATTTGAAGCCCTCCGCTCCGCTTCACAAAATACTGAACTTGTCAAAGCTGAAGCTGGTCTACAATCTCGGATTGATGCCGATTCTATGTTTAAAAACGCACAAGATTCTCAAAATCGTAATACCGAACTGGCTCTCTTCCAACGCCAATCACTACAACAAAGACCACCCCCACAAAATGCCGACCTATCTCTCGCAATTATGCCTGATAGACGTGACCTACTACTCGCTCCTGTTGGCTCCTTTGACACTATGACTGGCTCACCTCCACCTCGTGACCTCGGCCAAGCCAACTCCAATCCTACAATTGTTCAACCTCTACTTGCCTCACCTATTAAGAATGACCTACCACAAAACTACGTTGTTCGCGAAGATAAAATTGTCAGCTATCGTGAAATCGAAAACAATCTTTTCATCTATTCAGCTGACCGTGACTGGCTCAGAAATAACAAGGAAAATCGTTATAGTTTCACTGTGAACTTTGACCCCGCCGCGAACGGCCAAGGCTTCAATCCTACTCTTAGCGCTCAACAAAAGTTTAAAAACATTGTTCGTATTGAGCTCATCAAATGTATTATGGCTGGTGAAAGTCTAGATGTTACCATTAATAAATCAGGTGCTACTGGTGCTAGTGATACTTCATATCAAGATAACATTCTAAACTTACCATACGTTACAGTTCGTGTAGCAGAACTTGAGAACAATAATTACGGTACAGATAACTTCCTAGATCGTTCATTTGGTGTTCTTCAGTACGACGCACAATGGTTATCAGATGTTACGCAAATTACTTCTAATAGAGGCTATTTAGCTATGATTCCTAAATTCCTAAAATGCCAAAAGGATTTCTATCCTACACCACTCTCTACTTTACAAAAGATGACTATCGATATTCGTCGTCCAAATGGGGAACTTCTATCCAACTCACCTGATACATTTGATATTGCTGGTATCATTGGCGCAAATCCAACCGCATTTGGCACAACATATCCTTTCAATATCACACCAAGCGGTAGCTATAATTTGAGTGATCCGACTAATCCATTCAATTTCTTTATCGTTACTAATAAGTATTTTAGTAGATTTCAGATCTGTAATGGCGATCGTATTCAAATTAGCGGTTACACCTATTCGGATGCCGCTCTTAATGACACTACAAATGGTGGAGCTCTAAGAGACTTCTGTAATTGGATTAACCGTCCTGAAGGACATATTATACTTAATAATGGCTATACTAATACACCCACCACCATTATAGATGGCCTAAATACAGTCGGCTATGGAAATGTGCTTATGATTCAAGCTAGATACCAAGACCCATCCACTGGTTCAACTCTGCTTAATACATTTGGCACAGGCAACTTCTCAAATATACTCAATACATATGGCCTTGCCCTACAATCTCCTTGCCGTCTAATTGACCTTAACAAACAACTCAATCTTGTATTCCGTGTTATCACACGTGAAATGGATGCTCTGCCACAAATCCGCCCTGATAATAACTATTAAACACTATATAAATTCTGTATTGATATTAATCTTGATATAAATCTTGATATGAATTAGGTACGTAATGTTTTCCAACATTATAATATTTTTTATAATTTTGCTAATCCTAACCCTAATTCTCCATTATAGCAAAGACTATAAAGAGGGGTTTTTTGATTTTCCGGATGCAAACCATAACACATTCGTAGAAGATTCGAAAGTAAAATACAATCAACTTACTAACACAATCAATCTTACTAACCCCGCCATTCCTGTATCACCCGATAGTGCAGCAGCATTTAAAATAGCATTAGGCGGATTATCCGCAAATCCAACATCTAATACATATGATTTACAGCCAAAGAATGATTATACCATACCAACCAATATACCTAATACATTTCAACAAGCTAAAAGCTGTGAAGCTGCTGGTACTTCTTGTAGTGCCTTTGATGACCCTACCTTTGCGGCAAATTGCGGTATGAGCTTTGATAAAAAAGCAATTGGCTCTGACGGTAAACCCCACATTGGCGGCCTATATGTCTCTCCTGATGACCGCATAAAACAAATGGCAGCCGCACAAGTTGTCCTAGATACTGGCGGCGCACCTTATGACCCATACAAAGTCTATCAACCCACACTCGGTAAATCAAAACCTGGCACTTTTTCCCTAACTAAAGACCAATGTGTAATTGTTAAAGAAAAAGTGGATTGCGCATCTAAACAAACATTTAGTTCGCCCAACTGTACTCAGTGCTATACATCACAAAACTTTAATCGTGTTGGTCCTGAAACTGGTCGCATCCCTTCAATCCTCTTCCTTCTTGGCAGCGGCTCTGTAACTATTACTACACCAAATTCTTCAAGCACTGCACAAATTACTCTTACACAAACTAATCTTGATCCCAATACTCCAGTTCAAATTACCATACCTGGTAATGCTGAAGGAACTGTTTTTAATATTAATGTTCAACCAGTCGCAAATAATACATATGTTGCTGGCTTCATACAAGGTCAAACCCCACGTGGCACATTTAAACTAGATTTAATGAGTCTAATTCAATCCGATCTTATTACAAACTCTAAACCTAAAATTAATGGAAGTATTATGGTAAGCGGATTCAGATGCCTATCTTTTGTTCCAGGTAACGGTCAAACCTCTATGAACCTATCCTGTTTAATGCCATTTTCATTCTTAAGTATGTATGATGGTGATGCTCTCACTTGTGATAATGGACCAATCATTACTCAGGCAGCATCTGCTACCTTCTTAGAATCTGATCCTTGCTTTGGTAAAGCTAATAAACCAGGTGCATACAAACTAGAATGTCTACAGACACGCTGGATTGAACTTGGAGGAACCCCACAAGGTACAGGGTATCCTTCAAATCAGACTAGCGCTGATGCTCTTCAAATAGGCGACAGTGGAAAACCTCTTGATATCGATACAATTGTTAATAATCTAGCTCCTAAAATGACATCCGCATACTCAGGACAAAATGCCTCTGGACAAAATCTATCAATGCCAGATTGGAATACATTATCCATGTATGCTTCTGGTATACCAATTAATACACCCTGCGATGGACCCACCAAAGATAATGGTCCCCTATCTCAAGAATGTCTATCATACTTATACTTAAATCAAGGTGTTACCTCACATATTGGCGCTACATACTCTCTATCA